CCCTGAAATCGTGTTACGTGAGCATGTACCAGAGCTATATAGATCAATGTGGTTTGTCGTTCAAAACGTCTTGAATCCAATTTTCTGGGCACTGTACCAGCGCAATTGTGCGGATATTGCGTCGATTCAGATTGCGAACTACAACATTAAAGACAAAAAGCAGGGCGCTTGGCATCACGACCATTCTGCCGATATCTCAGTCGTTGTGCCGCTAAACACCAACGATTACAAAGGCGGCGGCACGGAGTTCCACAATTATGGCGTGCTGAACCCGCTGCCAACCGGGCACGCGCTAATCTTTCCCAGCTTCACCAACTTGCATAGAGGACTGCCAGTAGAGTCTGGTGACCGCTACCTGCTGGTGTTCTGGCTTTACGATCAGCAAAGGATTGTTGAGAACATGGAGCTTTGGTCCCAGTAAAATAGTTATAAAAAGTTGCAACTCGTTGTAGACATGGGGGTCAGTTTTTGGCATTATATCTGTGTCGGGCGATGAGGCTCGACGCAGACGGAGAAGATGATGCACAAGATTTTAGAAACCAAAAGCCTCTTGAACGGTGGGTACATTGAACTCACCAGAATCCGCAAGACCTTCAGAACCGAGTTGGTTGAAGAGGACGGATATAAAATTGTTCGGAATCACAGATGCTTAGACGGCGCTCTCAAGCGAATATCTAAGTTTCATCATAACCCGCGACCGTTCACACGAGAGGTCGCTTCTTCCAACTGACGAGCTGGGCGGGTGGTTCCCGCCCCGAAACCGAAAGGTCTTGGAAAACCAATTGAGGAAAAGATGATGACAACATCCTTGCAAGAAGCAGCGAAGCATTTTGTTGAAGCTCACAAACCGAAGTGCATAGACATCGACCACATCGAAGACGGGTACGGCTCTGTTGTTGGTTACCTGCAATGCGAAAGCCAACCACATGGAGACCTTGGTGGCCGAATCATAACGGTTGCCGATTGGGAGTCTAGGAAGGGCTACAACGAAGACATTTTTTGGTACGAAGACGTTTGGCAGATTTCTTACTATCGATTGCCGTTCGCGGATCGTGTGACCAGAGAAGACCACACCCCAGAAATAGAGTTTGATCCTCACTATGATTTCACCATTGATCGAGTTATCGAACTCAAAAACTTTGGATACCACGATATAACGGTGGACGAAGTGAAAGAGGGCGTGATTACCGAATCAATCGATTTAGAAGGCTATTTTTCGTAACCTTTTTCGTTTAACACTAGTAACAACTAGTAGTAGACACGGGACCAATGTTTTGCGATAATTTCTTTGTCGGGTAATGGTGCTCGACAAAAACGGAGAAGATGATGACCAAATACTACGCAATCGATCAAGGCTACCGCTATTCTGAAAACACAGCTAAGTATGGCTTTGGCGACTACCCCGCAAATCTTTTGTGCTTCCTCGGAGCTGTTGAGGCGGCATCTCGCAAAGAGGCAATATCTAAAATCAAAAAGATCCACAAGCAGGCATCTGGATACAAGGTTTATTTTACTGGTATCAACGGCGCTTGGATTATGGAAGAGGATGATCTTGGCTCATTCCGTAATGTTGTCGAAGAGGAAGCTGACAGCCGACTACCTGAATCAGCGAAGGCTCGACACAAGGTTGGGCAAGAAACTCTTAAACAACTGACGGAGGTCGCGTAAGCGGCCCAAACTTGGAGGCGATGATGAGTGTGAATAACGAAACACAGGATTTCGATGCTGAAATCAAAGCTTGGGGTGACAAGAATACTTGGTTTACCAACCCCCAGACAGATTTGGAATTGGAAATGTACAAAGATGCCGTTTTCCTACATGGCGTCGTAAGCAAAAAACTGGGCAAACCTGCTAATTCAAAAGCTGTCGATGAATATTTATCTTTCATCGACAAAGAAATGCGCGAAGCTTATCCCGAATACCAATGGAGGAGTTAAGCTATTGGATCAAGAATCAATTTACTGGTCGAAATGGAGAGAGTCTTATTGCGACGGCGAGACGCCCTCTCCCAAAACACACATTTTGAGCGATGACGGCAACACAACACTTTGCGGCAAAGACATACCAAGCGTCACTGACGTGTATCAGGTGAGCATAATGGATATCGAGTTTGCCAATTGCAAAGCTTGCAAATCCCTAAACCACAACGCCGCGTAAGCGGCCCAAGGAGAAGATGATGAAAACAGAAGACCTATTGGAAATCGCAAACTCACTCAGTAATGACGACCTGTGTCACTTGATCAACATGGTGTCTGACCGCTTGTTCGTTTTCTACGGCGTGCATGACAAAATGCAGCAAAGCTCGAACGTGACTTTTGCGTGTCTGAACGGGGCATGTGTGCAGATTAATACTGAATCCTCAGATCAAGATGATGCGTTCTCACATGAATCTTTGGGCTGTTGCGAAGACGACGGGGAGGACGTTTCCAAGATCGAATGCCACTAATCGGCGTCTTTAAGCTTCCTCATGCGCTCAGCATACTCGCTGAGCGTTTCCCCTTCCCCAAACTTTTTCTCCCACCATATCGCCCAAGAATATTTGCCTGACGGGACGGGCTGTCGGCGCTTTCGCCAAGCCATCCGCGCTGCGTGTAGCTTCAGTTCTTCTGCCCACTGCTTCTCCTGGTCAATAGAGTTCATCAGCGGTGAACTCTACAGGGTCTTTCAGGCCATAGGGTTTCAGATCATTACGACCGCGTGCATCCATACCCAACGCCAGTGCCTGCTCATTGCGAGCATGGCCATACTGAATGGCTTCGTCGCTCAACGTGTACACACCAAAGGGATACGGGTGCATTTTCTCCTGCGCCAGAAAGTAAAACTTTTCTGCTGGCAGACCCACAAACTCGCACGCAGCAAGATAAAACGCAGCCTGCTGATAATACTTGAACGTGTTAATCGCAGCCCTAAAGCCACGCGGTGAGGCGTCTCGACACGTCTTGAGATCCCACACGTCAGTGCCCGTATACCAATCGAGCTTCGCTTTACACGGCTGACCGCACCAGTTGAACACCAACGTCAACTCTACCCGGTGATCAGCGGTAGGGATGTAATCGGACAAAACAGCACGCCGTTCCATGCACAGGTCATACAAATCTTGCTTACAGGGTGTACGGTCGCCCAAGTCTTCTAGCCATTCCGCATACTCCGCTTTCCCAGCCTTGGTTCGCCGGTCTACTGGCGGCTCGATAGCGAATTCGTCGAGAAACTTGTGGTGCTCCAAAAACACAGTGTGCTGCACGCGCCCCTCTAAGAGCGCAGGCGACTCTTTCATCTCGCGTTGGTGCTTCCATGTAAAGGGACACTTGATCAACGTAGTCAGGTCGTGTGAGCGCCAGGCCGGTATGCTGGCATAGGTTGGGTAGTCGAGATCCTCATATATACCGGGCTTGAATTCCATATCACACTCCACACATCCCGTCACATTCATCACCAAAGTCCATCATAATCTGATTCGATGCTGGGTCAGCTAGGTCTGCTTCACCCATGATTTTCTTTGGCAAGTTGGTCATTTAACACAATCCACGCCTTGGCAGCTGTATGTGGCACTACTCCGTTCCCCAGAAGCCTAAGTCTGTCCACCCTAAAGGCAGCCCCATTAACCACTCGACCCACGTTGGGTTCAGTTGCCCAGCTGACTGGCTCTGGTTGTCCGTGTGCTGTACTGCCACGTCGAGCGTGTCCTTGCTGACCTTGCCGTTCCTGATCCTGCCCCCCTGATACCCGCCCTTGTGATCCCTGGCTGCTGGCGTCGGCCACATCTGAGCCGCAATCGCCAAATTGTCTGGAATCTTTTTGTTCTTCGACTTGGGGTCTGTTTTTCTTTCCATCCTCGCCTTCCAAGTCTCGTATGATTGTTCGGGCATCATTGCCTGTGGCGTCGGCCACATCACCTGCTCGATCAACCCCCGCTGGCTGGTGGTTCCGTCTTTGTTCTTCGCCCTCACCGTTCCATTCTTTGTTTGATAAAGATCGCCCCCTCGTATTGGTTTCCCGTCCGTCGCAGTTGGCGTCACCCAATATGTAAACTCGCTGTCGCTGGCTGTCGGTGTTGGCCATTGCACCTGATTGACCAATAGGTCTCGTTTGCCATTTTTCGACTGATTTAGTCCACTGTGTTTCGAGTCCTGCACCATCGGCGTAAGCCAAGATGTAGACCCGCTTTCTCTGGTGAGGTGCGCCAACTTCAGACGCGCTGAATATTCCCCACGTCGTTTGGTAACCAAGTCTTTCCAGATCATCGATGACCTGTCTGAGTCCAAGGCTGATGTGTCCTTCGACGTTCTCGAAGAAGCATCGAACAGGTCTAATTGTTCGTATGTGGTCGTAGATGTATGGCCAGAGGTGTCTGGGGTCTTCGACGCCTTTGCGCAGCCCAGCGGCGCTGAACGGCTGGCAGGGATAACCGCCAGTGAGGACATCAACTCGGTCTCGAAAGCAGTGTGCTGGCAGGGTTTTAAGATCCGTCCACACAGGTGCCGAAACCAGCTGTCCCGCTTCCATCTTTGCGACCAGGTTCGCAGCTGCGAAGGCTTCGATCTCCACATGAGCGACTGTTCGATGTTCAAACCCGGCAAGCTCAAGTCCTCGCTCGATGCCACCGTATCCAGTGCAGAGACTGAGGACGGTTGGTAGTTCTTGGGTACAATCCACATCAGACACCACACATCCCGTCACACTCGTCACCAAAGGCCATAACGCTGGACTGAACCCCTGCACCTAAACTAATTATCGTGAGCATCTACTTCTCCGAATTAGTCCCGCCTTCGGCCACGCGGACGGGAACGCGCTCAGGATCGAAATGACAACGATCTGGCCTAATTAGTCCCGCCTGTTAGTCACGCGGACGGGCACGCGCTGGAGGGCGTGATGAAGACCCTGACTAATCACAAGCCGACGATAATTCCAGCGAGGAAGCCTACGACGGAAACTAGAATCATCGCCCAACTCGTGAATCTTGGAACGCTCAACCAATCCATTCCCTCAACCTGATTGATCCTTTCGAGGATCATCTCCTCGCGAGTAACGGAGGTACCAAATAGCTTTGCTCGAATCCTCATGCTTTTCACCTTTTTTCCCTAATCGCCAAATATATTTGAAAGCCGCGATTTCAGCGTACTCCTCCACACGTTTTTTCCCAAACGCAGAAACCATCGCGTCAATACACTCAATTTCTCCAGACGCGTAGTGCGCTGGGCTGTTAACCATATCTGGTTTCTTGCGCGGTTTGGCTCGCTCAGCCATCAGAACGGAATGTCGTCTTCAAAGTCTTCTACCGCGTCTTCAACTGTTGGTGCGGTTGCCGGCGCTTTGCTCATCGCAATCTGCATTTCAACGCATGGATCGACCTGCTCTTTATTCGGCTCGTCACAACCCGCGATTTTCCATTTTACAAAAAAAGGCAGTTCCTCAAAAATGTCACACGCCCTTTTGCTACGCTCGCTTGACTTGCCAAGAAACTCGTCAATGTAATCTTCAAGATCGAAGATGACTTGCTCATTTTCTGTCTGGACCTTTTTAGGTCCGCCGTCAGCACAAAATACACCCGTCACTTTGTCTCTACCGCCAGAGGTGCGGCCCAC